CGCATACACGCCCGAGCCCCATCAGTCTTGGCGACCTTGTTGCCATTGCTCGCATATGTGATAGGCGGGAGTTGATCAATAGTTTGATACCACCTTACTACCCTACCGAGGTGCACGTCGCCTTGAACGCCCCCACCTGTAACATTTCTCACACTGATAAAATCAGTTATGTCCTGACTCATAAAAGTTTCTTCAAACGGCTTCCCATGCGCGAGCCACTCGGCTACGGCTTTTGAAACGATAGGTGCAGTGGGGTTTTTGCTCAAAGTAGGTTCAGCATAAATGCCTTTAATTTTAACCTTGCGATCTTTTTTGACTGCGTAATAATTATTCACATCTTTCAGCGCTACGGNACGATATGGTGTAGATTCAAACATAAAACCCGTTAGTGCGCTGAACTCATTGATTATTGTACTGACATCAATACCCCAGCTCTTTTTGTAATAAAGCATGATACCGTCAGTGTTTGCTGAAATGACTTTAACGCCTTCATTTTCAAGAGTTTCAATAAGAACCAACAATGTCAACTGACCCGTCAAAGTGATGTTTATCATAACATCGGGTGAATAGAGCGGNGAATACTTATTAGCGGTTTTACCGAATGTGCCATTTAAAGCGATCCGCAATGTGTCAGCTATGACCATGTTGCCCGCTTTTTTACCTGCAAGACGGCGCTCAAAAAGCCTACGGTACTCATTCAAAAACTTTTCACCCGTGTTCATGGGTATTAAATTGCAGTTTAACATGATTGCAGGGTAATACGAGGCCACATCAAAATCCATCACGCAATACTCATCATCAGTTACGTAGCAAACTTTGCGGTCGTGTGTTGAGTGCAACCCGCCTACGCCCATTTGATAAACCCCGTCACCTATCTTAACTAGATCTTCCTTCAGGAATGCGGGTAGCTCTACATGGCCACTTGTAGGGCGCACTTCATAGACATGACTCTGCATTCTATCTCTCAGCTCATTTAAATCATTTCTCTTGAAATTGATAAACTTCGGCGCATTATAACGAACGCTGTTGGGTACGTGCTGAACGCCTTTTTTCAAACCGAGGCGCTTCAAAAACATATTTTCAGCAACCTGAGAGTCAGACTTTGAGCGAGCATCAAACCCGTACTCTTTGCTGATTTCAACTCTCAATTGAATTTGACCCTGCAGCCTCATGTAGAGCTCTTCGGTTGTATCAAGATCGTTCTCACAATACTTGGCTACAAGGTCAAAATCGTTCGCCTTGATTTCAGACGCGTGGTGAAACGGCAAGTCTTGAATCAAAGGCATATTCATGCGCGCCCCGTAAGTTTTCAAACTCACAAAGCTAGGCGCGACTTCTATTAAATCAATGTGGTCAATAACGGGTATTTTAAATTTATGCTCTTTCTCGACTACCCACGACATAAGATTTTGCTCGATAATATCATTGGCAAGCTGCTTGGTCTGTGCGATGGTTTTACCAGAAATGAAAAAACCAATAACAGGCATATCAAACCGAATACCATTAAAGCTGACAAATGTGTTTTGACTGGCGAAAAGATCTTTCAACATTTGGCGTGAGTCATCTTCATGACCCCAAATGTAAAAATACTTTCCGCTTTCAAGCACTTTACCCGCAAACAGGAAAAGATTGCTGAATATTTCAGTATCAAACACAATAGTACTCATCTGTCTTGATTCACGTAACCCGATGTGGGTTCGCCTTCTTCGGGTTCTGTTTTTTGGAGCTCAATGTACTTTTGTAAAAAATGCTCGGCTTTGAGCAAATCTGACATGCCATTTTTCTTTTTCCAGCGCGTGATGTACTTTGTAATCTGTGCTTGAAAATAATCTAGATCATTCGCTACAACGTAATCCCAATGCTGGATGGGGGAGCTGTAGTGATACCCGCCTACTTGTTTGTCATTGGCCTTCATTGGTTCGTTCCCTTCTAAGAATGTATTCAAGTGTAGCTTGACGCCAGTCGCTTGCTCCGATAGTGTCAGCTGTTTTAAGTCCATTTCCAGCCTTGCTGGCGCGTTCTTGGGCAACCCGTGCCATAGGTCCAGCAATTGATTCAAAGAAGTCATTTGTGAAGGTTCCATCAAAAGGGTTTTTACAAAAGTTTTCACAATCAGTCAAGAAAAGTCTCCAGTCACCATCATAAAGAGGCTTGGGTTTGACTTTGCCTTGATGATAATAATCGAAGTCACCATAATACGGGGGTCTTTCAACATCAGGCATAGCATCATATAAATTTTCATACAAATGCAAGTTGGTAGTGACCGTATGATACCTACCAACATCAAGCCCGAGGGCTATCGCCACGAACTCTTGAATGACTGTGAAATGAACAATATTAGCCCCGCAATATCCCCACCAGAAATCATTTGAACGATTAAAAATAGTAAGATCAAGTTTGTTGTTCTTAATTGCGAAAATCATTTGAGTATTACACGCACGATCCTTAGTGTCTTTTTCTAAATCATTCGCGTCCCAGAGTTGAATCACCGCTTGACGCGAGCTGGGCTCTTTTGTGAGATGGAAAATTAACCCGACCAGTTGATCCACACCAAATTGATAACGCATTCTGAAACCATAAGGCGCATTGAATCTTTCTCCATCATCGCTGAACTGACCAATTCTAGAGTTAAATTGTCGTAAAAACTTTACGTCATCGCGCCCTGCCAGCATCCATATTGATTCCATCAAATGGAAAATTGGATTCGGGTTCCTGCGGCCATAAAATAGAACGCGCTCAGTAGGCTCAAGCACCGTCGTCAGCACGGGCTCAGGTATATAAAGCGCAGGTCCATTGCGGGTTTCAGTTTTGATACCCGATGTTTTCAAACGCCATAAAGCCGTTGAAAAAAGCGTATTGACATTACGTGTAACTATCTCCATCAAAATCTCCATTCAGTTTTATAAAGTTGTCTAGGGGTTCCTTCACCGCGTGCTACGCGTAAGTACTTGTCAAACTCACACATTACGTTCTGTGAATCATGAAGTGTCAAATCATCAAAACGTGAATCCTCTTTAATTAACTTCAAATGAATTTGACGAAGCTCATTCAAAAAATCCTCTTCTTTCATATGATGTTTTACAGGTCTATTAAAAAGTCTATTAAGACCCCGCATACTGCCAGGACCCATAGGTGCCCAAGAATAAAGATCGGTTGCAAAATTCAATTCTCCAGAAATATAAGTTAAATCAGCAGTCACCTGACCAGCAATGAAAGTCTTGATGCCGAAAGATTTGGCCAACTCTTTGGTCATCAACTCGATGCTATTTTTGTTTTTCACTTCACGAATGTCGTCAATATTCTCAAGCAGAGGCAAAATGATATGCATACACATATTCATAGCTTTTGAGTTGCCTTTGACGTTTGTCGGGTACACTATGTAAGCCGAGCTATACATCTTAACCCCGTCTTTCATTCGGTCTTCAAGCGCGTCAATGAACTCAACGGGTTTGAAATTACTTGCAAAAGCTGGTATCAGTTTCCTGCTCATTAAATAGCTCAACGTAGGTGGCCAGTTGATTAAGCGAGCAATTACCGCTTTGAACCAAACATCATTTCCGTCTTGACTGTAATAATGCTCAAGTAGCCATTTGCTTACACGATCATTTTTGCGATGAATATTACAGAATCTGAACTTAGCCAGTATCGGATCAGAAGTGAAATTATCAGTTTGAATCAAACGCTTTTCCCGAATGTTTTCGCGCTCAACTGCAAATCGAATGAGAGTTTTAAAGTTGTCCATTTTCAGCTCTCACGAATATATCAAGGGTTTCTTTAAAAGCGTTTGTATGGTCAATGGTAATCACCCTGACCCCGCCCATATCATGCAGGTTTTTACACGCTGCTAATGTTGATTTGAAAGCGCTGATTGTATTCGCAGGATTAAAAGGTCTTTCATCTCCGCGATCGGCTCGGCGTTTTTCAACACGACGTAAGCACTCTTCCAAAGGAGTATCAATATAACCAGCCACGTAAGCGTTAGTAGGTTTAAGCATTTCAGTGGTGATAGCCTTGGGTCCGACTTTACTGAGAAGCAAACCTTCAAGCAGGACGTGACCGCGAGTAAATGCAGCAAGCGCTCTTTCCGCAATTTCTTCTTGAGTGTTAATTCCATCTGTGCCTCCGCAAGTATTTTCATAAGAGCCGATTACGAACAATGGTGCGCTGATACTTTCGGCGCTCAAATCAATCTCATAGCCCCAATGCTTTTTCATTCCTTGAACTAGCAAGGGTTTGCAAGGGTAGTCAGTCAAGAAAGTGCGGGCGACCGTGGTTTTGCCACTACCACTGGTTCCACGAAGTGAAAGAATTATATTCATGGCATGAAATGCTCAGCTCTGAAGGGCATACCTGTTTCAATATACATTGCGCACTTTTCAGAACGAGTTGTGCCCGTCTTGTCGCACTCTTGACGCAACCACTCAGGCAAGTGATCTTCGCGTATCTCTTTGAAAACCTTTGTTAACCTATTCAAACTTCGCTTGTCATACCATTGAATCCTATCCCAAGCCATGTCAGCATAAACCCCAGGATAACGACGTTTGAAAAAACCATTCTTAAATTGACACAAACATGACTCAAGAGTAAACTTGCTGATGTTTTTAAGTTGGGGGTGAAACCGCGCAAAACTCGCCAGCCACAACTCCGCTTGACCTTCTAGACTTGCGCCTAACGCTTTCAAGTTTGGGTATTTGCCGTCATGGCTGTCGGGTTGTCGCTTGTCGTAAACCATGTTGTCTTGACCTGTCAAAAAGAACATGCCATTACGGTGCGAGCGTGAACCTTCAAGGTCATCAAACATCAAGCGTGTACAGTCTGCGCCGAAGTTGTTTAGATAAACATACTCAAGGTAAGAAAAAGCTGACAATCTACCGAATGAGTGAATACTACTAGCCAGCGCCCAATATTGATCATAAGTTTTATCTGACCACAATTTAGCCTGAGACCCATACTCACGCACTAGCATCGAATATGAATGCAAACCTTTTATTGTGTCTTTCTTCTGTTTATTTCGGTCAGTGTCAAAACTTAACTCTGACCACAAAATATCGAACTGCTCTTGAGCAATCTTCCATTCAGAGTCTTTTGTTGGGATCTCAGGCACAAATTGCATTATGTAAAGGCTTGTGATAGGGTTCTGTGTGTGCCCATTGATTGTAGCAAACCACAACGCCGTTTCTTCATCCCACTGCAAACGCTTTTTCAACTCGGGCATGTAAAGGTAAACCAGTCCTGGATGAACGCGATGTTTCAAATTCATGGCATACATGGCATCAAAGTATTCAATACGATGATCACGATTACGATAATCAGGTCTCAAAATGATTCTCCTTGAAATATTGTTTGTAGTCGCCTTCCCAGCACTTCATTCCGAAATGTTTGGCCGTGTAACTCATATCAACATAAGTCTCAAAGCCCAACTCACGCAACTTATCGCAGAAAGTAATATCCTCAGTGAAAAGAGCCCCATTGATACAACGCATTTCGAATGCCCGCTTGCGCGTCTTTTCCCCGTCGTTATAGTCAGCAGAGTTATAAAATAATGCTGCCATGGCCTTCCGAGTAACTCTCAAAAAACCCGTGCCCAAGCGTTCAACCTTTAACAAACCCAGCTTCGAGTCGTACTCATGGAGCTTGGGGTCTTCAGGTCTCAAGTTATAGCGCTCATCATCGGTTTTCATACGCACAGGAATGCCCACAACATCAACAGGATGAGTCAATATCTTGAAAAACGCTAGCGGATCAAATGACTGGTCTGAGTCAATCCAAACTATTTCATCCATGCCGTCATTGAATGCGTCATTGAAAAGATTGTTGCGTGCCTTTTCAATAATAGCTTCACCCATCCAAAATTGTAGATGCAGTTCGAGGTTACCACCAAAAACTTCGTTCAATCTGAATATCTCAGCTATGGATACAACAAAATTACAAACCACCTTACCATCATAAGACGGCACAAGGATGGCCACTTTAAGTTTTGGCATGAACGTCCTCTTTGTGCAAATGGTCATACTTGTCAAAGGTGCTACCCCACTGCTGCTCGCAGAACACGGGTCCACCATTATCGTAAGGTGTTCCGTTAAAATGATTCGGGACAAAGAAATGGCTCGGATAGATAGTCACAGGGTGATGTGTGCGTTGCCAAGTGTTGGTGATAGCCATAGGTCCAGTGGCTTCCCATGCCCTGCGATCAACAACTGAGTCTTGCTGTTTGATGTCATCAATTACGCTTTTGAAAAAAGGCGATCCAGGAACCGAGCCCATCACATTTATAGCGATGAGTCCAGGACGCAGTATTTCGTTTTCCCAACTGGCGAACTCATTTG